TAGCGGAGGATGGATCAGCGGCGAGTACGTACATTACACCGAAAACTTATTATCCAAATATATAATGACACTCTGGACAAAAGGAATGGGAGCTATAATAAAAGGTAGTAAAAAAATTGTTAAATCAAAACTTGCTAAATCAAAAAAGAAAACTCCTGGTGAAGAACATTTTGATACTGTGTATAAATTAGATAAGACAGGTAAAAAAGATAAAATGATAAAAGCACTTAATAAAAAAATAAAACATTCAGTAACTAAAAGAGCCGGTCAGGCAGAAATAGATGAATACCATAGAATAATGACTAAAGGTTCTAAATATTCTCCAAAATTTTGGAAGGATAAATAATGGGAAAATTTTCTAGAGGTAGATATTCATTAATGATTTCAGATCGTTCTGGAGCTGCATTTCCATATAGAGAAATGGTTCAAGAATGGAATGGTGCGTGGGTACATAATTCTGAATATGAACCGAAGCAACCACAGATTTCTCCAAGACCACACGGGGCAGATCCACAAGCTTTAGCACATGCAAAACCTCCAAGAACAGAATTTGCAACAGAAGATTTTTTACCCAACGATCCTTTTACAACTACAGCAGCTTCAAAAACTTTAACTGTTTCATTTCCAAGTAATGGTTTTAATGATGGTACGACTTATGTAAGATTTAGAGACGTTAAAAAACCAGTAGGAGGAGTTGCAATAACAACTTTAGAATTAGAAACTACTTTAAATGGCAATATATCTGCTTCTGCAACTACTATTACTTTAACTGATGCAAGTGAATTTCCATCATCAGGATATATTGTAATAGAAAAAGTTGATCAAGATTCAAGTTCTTCAACATACGGTCAATATTTTAATGAAACTATTAAGTACACTGGAAAATCAACCCATGATTTAACGGGATGTACAAGAGGAAGTTCAGCTCCATATAGAGGAGAAACACCAATAAGTACAACAGCTGGTACTCATTCTAGTGGTGCAAAAGTTTTTGGTTCATATTTAGCAACAGCAGTTGGAACTACTGTTAATACAGTAGGTCAACCTTCAACAGAAACTCAATATAATTCACTTACGGTACCACTTGTTTCAAATGCAAGTAGTGCTGAAACAGGAGGCGGTTTTCAGTGTACAATTGGACCCGTTAATGATAGAGGTTAACTATGGCTGGATATACACTTTCAGAATTAGAAGCGGACATTAGAAGTTACACTGAAGTAGATAGTACTGTTTTTAGTGGTGCTACTTTAGGTAAGTTTATTGAAAATGCAGAGTATAGAATTTTTTATGATATCCCCATGGATTCAGATAGAGTTGAGTATGAAGGAACTTTAGCTGCAGATGTTCAAACTGTTAGGGTTCCTGCAGGCATGGTTTTTGTAAGAGGCATTGAAGTTTTTAATTCTACTTCTTCTAGAACAGGAAGATCTTATTGGCTTCAAAAAAGAGACAGGACTTTTATAAGTGAATATGTAGGAGAATTAACAGGACCATCTGGAGGTTCAACAGGTCAAGATGTTACAGGGTTACCTAAATATTATGCTATGTTTGGAGGAGCAACTGGAACTGCCTCAACTACTTCAGGAAACATTATAATGGCTCCTACACCTGATGCTAATTATTTAATAAATATTCATGGAAACATAGTGCCAACAGGATTAGGGACTAATACTTCTGGAACTTATATAAGTAAATACTTCCCACAAGGTCTATTATATGCCTCCTTGGTGGAAGCCTATGGATTCTTAAAAGGGCCAATGGATATGTTGACATTATATGAACAAAAGTATAAACAAGAACTAACTAAATTTGCAAGTGTGCAAATTGGGAGACGAAGACGAGACGACTATACGGATGGTACTGTTCGTATACCAATCGAGTCACCGCCTCAATAAGGGAGATAAGTATGGCAATAACATCGGCAATTTGTAATAGTTTTAAAGTAGAAATTCTTAAAGCAGAACATAACTTTACGGCTACTACTGGAAATACTTTTAATTTAGCTTTATATACAAGCTCTGCTACTTTAGGAGCATCAACAACTGCTTATTCAAGCACTAACGAAATAACTAACACTTCAGGATCAGCTTATTCAGCTAAAGGAAAAGCTTTAACAAGTGTTACACCAACTTTAGATTCTTCAACTGCAGTATGTGACTTTGCAGATGTTTCTTGGACATCAGCTTCTTTTACAGCTAATGGATGTTTAATTTTTAATGATTCACATTCTACAGACGCATCAGTTTGTGCAGTGGCTTTTGGTGGCGATAAAACTGTATCAAGCGGAACTTTTACAGTTCAGTTTCCTGCAGCGGCAGCAACTACGGCTATAGTGAGAATAGCATAAGGAGGGCCTCCTTATGGCATTTGTCCGAACGTTTACCGTTACGGTTAGTGGTGGTAAATATTTCATTGATAGTGTTCAACAACCAACCATAAACATAGCAGAAGGTGGTCTATATAAATTCGACCTTTCTGATAGTTCTAACGAAGATTATAATTTTAGGTTTTCATCAACAAGTGATGGTACACATTCAGGTGGTTCTATTTATACAACGGGAGTTGATACTTCAGGAACACCAGGAAATTCTGGCGCTTATCTTCAAATTCAAGTAGCAGATGGTGGAGAATATCCAGCTGCTCCTGACCCTCTTTATTATTTTGATACCACTACTTCCAACATGGGAGGTCAAGTAAATACTCCAGCAGCCGCGTCTTACGGAATGCGTGCATGGAATATAAATTCATGGGGAGCTCAAAATGAAGTTAATGCATCTTTAACTGGTTTAGGTTTAACTTCTTCTATCGGAGAGTTAAGTGCTTTTCCTGAACAAGGTTGGGGATCAGATTCTTATGGAACTGAAAATTGGGGTGAAACTGGATTAACTCTTACTTTAACAGGAGTTTCAGCTACTGCTTCAATAGGTGAACCCGTTGCTTCATCCTTACAAGGATGGGGTAGAGCTGAATGGGGTGAAGAACCTTGGGGAGAGAGTGATAACCCTACGGTTAGTTTATCTGGAGTATCGGCAACTTCCTCTGTGGGAGATGTAACTGCTTTTCCTGAACAAGGTTGGGGTAGAGATCCTTGGGGTTATGAAAACTGGGGTGAATCAGCAATGACAGTTGTTGTTGATGTTTCATCCAGTGGAGTAGGAACAACAGCTGTTGGATCCATTTCTCCAACAGAAATGTCCATAGGTTTAAGTGGTCAAGAACTTACATCATCTTTAGGAACTCCAGGATTAGAATTTGGTCCTGCAGGGGCTATATCAGGAGTTTCAGCAACTGTAAGTGTTGGGTCTGTTGATCCAGCAATAGTTGTACCATTAAGTGGAATTGGAGCAACAGCTTCAGTAGGTGCTATTACGCCAGCTGATGTAATGGGATTAACAGGAATAGATGCAACTATTTCTGTAGGATCTATAACAGTAGCTTCAGTTGAATTAGTTGACGTAACGGGAGTAGGAGCAACTTCTTCTATTGGTTCAGTAACTGTGGCTGATATGGCTGTAGGATTATCTTCATCTGCTTTAACAAGTGGTGTAGGATCTATTTCTCCAACAGAAATGGTTATGGGATTGACAGGTGTTTCAGCAACTGTTAGTGTAGGCCAAGTTGGTGGTCCAATAGCATGGAAAAAAGTAACTCCTAGTCAAGGTGGTAGTTGGAGTCAAAAAACAGCTACACAAGGTGGTAGTTGGAGTAAAAAGACAGCTACTCAGGGCGGTAGTTGGAGTAAAGTTACACCATCTTAATAAATATATAATATTGACATTGAATAAAAAACAAAATAAACAGTAATAATTAAGTAGGAGATAATATTATGGCATCAACTTATACACCTTTAGGTGTCGAAAAAATGGCAACCGGTGAGAATGCCGGTACATGGGGTACAAAGACCAATACAAACTTAGAAATTATTGAACAATTTGCTGGTGGTTATACTACTCAAGCAGTATCAGACTCAGGTGATACAACTTTATCGGTATCTGATGGTTCAACAGGTGCAACTCTTGCTCATAGAGTAGTTGAATTAACGGGTGCACTTACAGGTGCAAGAAACGTAACTATTCCAATTGACGTACAACAAATGTACGTACTTAAAAATTCTACAACAGGTTCACAAGATGTTACATTTAAATATGTAACTGGTACAGGATCTAGTGTTACATTTACAGGTGGTGATACATCTTCTAAAATAGTTTATGGTACAGGATCAGGATCTAATCCTAACATCGTTGATTTAGGATTTGTTACTACTACTGGTACTCAAACTTTAACAAATAAAACTTTAACTTCTCCAAAAATTGGAACTTCTATTTTAGATACCAATGGTAATCAGTTAGCTCTCT